TCTGTCACGGCGGGGTTTATCTGGTCCGACACTAACCCTCTATCGGTCAGTCTGCCTTGGGTGATCGCGCCCTTCAAAGAGACATAACCGTCCTTCGTGACCGCGATCAAATCACCCCCCGCCTTAATAATCCCTCGCTGAGAGATTAAAGGGGCCAGTCTGAACATACCGACCAAAGAGAAGCTCCCCGGATCGGTTCCTTGATAGACAATCGTATCTCCTGAGGTCATGAAGAAGACCGCGTAATCATCCGGTCCCGCCCCTGAATCATGGGTCCACGTCCCCATCGCTAACAACTTACCGCCGAAACTCCCCACCCGGCCTAATGGAAATTCCGTCAAACTCCCGCCCAATGTGTTAACAGCGGAATACCAGAAAGACTGACTGCTATCCTCCCAGAAATAAGACCTGCCCTGAAAGACGTGAATGCCGATCAAATTAGCGACCGTAGGGCCGGAAACCGTCATTGTGCCTATCGTCGAACCGGCATAAGTCAAGGGCGCGTCTTCACCGTTCACCAGCCCCATCGTTCCGTCCAGCTGGGCCGTGCTCCACCGATTATTAGACTTACCCGTCGCCAGAGACGACCCCGCACCGCTTGAACTGATATCCCATATTTTACCGTTCGCAGCCGCTAGAAACTTCCTTGCCGACCCGGAAATATATTCCGCGAGGGTCTCGACATTACCGCCCAGTCCCGTGGCGTATTCACTATAACCGGGTCTCGAATCTACCCTGCCCTCTTGTGGGAACCAGTTATCCAGAATAGACGCATGGTCCTCCGGCATATTCGCGAGTGCGTCTCTGACATTCCATCCTCCTACGGGAGCGGGAATAGCCTTAACGTCAGCCATAATTACCTTCGGGTATGTTGACCCCCAGATGCTGCCTTACCGCACGTCCCAAACGAAGCATCCGCGCCGCGCCATCATGGGCTTTTGCTAATTCAACCTGGCGGTTGTATTCAATCAAGTCCGCTTCGAAGTCCAGACCCTTGGATTTTCTAAACCGCCAGATCAATCCCAGCGTTAGAATTTCTTCGTCTAAAACAGATGTGTCAGTGTCCGCAGCGAACTTCTGCTGAGCGGTAGAGCCGGAATCCTCCGTCCAGTATTTGCTAACATACTCGTAAGCAATCGTCTTGCCATTGTCCCCGGAGGCGATGGTTTGCTCGAACTCCAGTTCGTTATTTCTAATCCGGGCGCGTAGATTCAACCCGTTGACGGTTGTCCAGCCTTTGAAGAATTGCCATTCCTCGGAGTTCAGCCAGACCAATTGCCTTTGATCGTCTCGATTCCACTGTGTCTCTGGGAGGATGTATCTAAAATCCGTTGCTAGCGCATAGTCCTGATCTGCCGTGGATAAAGTAATGGTGTCTTCCTTGATCAGTGCCTGCCACGGCCACCGCGACAAAGCCTCGCCTTCTCTGTTTAAAAGCCTCAAGTACTGATCGGCGTCTGAATTACCAACCACACTAGCAGGCGACGGAAACCCGATATCGTCACAAGCATCCTGGACTATACTTAACAGTGTCACTTTTTCGGTCTCCCGCGTTTAGGCTTCAGGTCTGCGACCATCTTGGTCAGTTCATCGATCTTGTCTTGCATGGCCTGTTCCTTTTCTTCCTGTGCCTTGCGTTCCGCTTCCTGTATTTCAGGGTTCATCGCGGTGAGCCAGGCCTGGGCTTTCTTTCTCAGATCCAGCATGCCCTGTACACCGATCACCACGTTGTCGTTTAATTCGGCCAGTTCTTCGATGGTCTCCACGCCCTTGCCCTTCAGGTTCAGGATCTCACCCGGCCCGATGTCTAATTTCTTCAACGGGGTCCCTTCAATCTCCATTGTCAGGTTATTGAAGTCCGCCCACGCCCTCGGGTATTTCTCGGGGTAGGTCTTGCCTTCATGGTCAACAATCAATTTCCCCTTGTCGTCATAGACAGGTTTTGAAATAGACGCATGGGACGCCCCGGTAATTTGAATCTCGCACAAGACCTGATCGGAATACTCTTCCTCTCCGGTATCGTAAAGTTTCTGGCCGTTAATCTTGGGGTGGACGTAAAAACGCCCGAAAGTATCAGCTGGCATAATAATTCCTTATGTGCTTAATAACACCGCTCGAATGAACAGTGAGGTTAAAATCAAGATGTTTTACCATCTCCTCGAAATTGTGGGCCTGGGCGCATTGCCATTCCGTCATATAAAAGTCTTTCCCTTGGTAGGTGATTTTCTTCACCGGCTCGTCATCGTTTTCTTTCTGTGGGTAGGCGTGATGGGATTCTTTCATACATCCGTCAAACCCGTACAAATGAATATTACGAAACCCTAATATGTATCCGATGGAAATAGCCCTCATCCCCACCGTACTGCCGCCTCCGATTGAAGGTAAGGGAAGCCCGTATTCAATCGGATACCATATCTCTACGTCATAGCCCTCCAAACGATCAAAGACTTTTCCGTCGCAGTGCGCGGCAATCAGGTATTTAACCCCTCTTTGTGGTCTGCGGACAAACCGTTCATTGTGTTCCCTGGGGTCAACCATCACGAAAACATCCGGCTTGACCTTTTTGGACAACAGGTAATCATGCGACCCGTTGACAGATACGATCACCCCCTTTTTCAGCTTTGAATATTCTTTCCTTAAACTCGGCCCGCCGCCGCAGATATTCCACCTGCCAATATGACGGGCCTGACCCTGCATATCCGGCAAGCCCCTTTCAAGACAGGACTGGATATTCTCCAGCCGGGTTTTTTCATCCAGAAAGATCACAAATCCTGTCGAACATCTTCTCTATTTTTATTCTTGCATTCGCCACATATTCCGACCCATCGAAGGGCTGGATATTCTCTTCTGCTTCTTCCTGTGTCTCGAAGTACAAATGAGGGCAGCCCGCATCAGTCATCATCCCTAAAGTCTTGTGCGTGTTCGACGGATAGGCGCTAAACGGCATCCCCCACTTCAGGGCCATGCAGGCTCCGTGAAAGCGTCCTGTGCAAAGACTCCGCGCCTTGCCTATTTTCTCCAGTGGATTACATCGGGACGGAGAAATACCCTCGCCACCCAAAACAGAATCCATCGATACCCGGTCATATACAGGATTTGGTCGTGGTAGATCAGCGGCAAAGATTAAATCAGGAACTATCTCCGGGACAACCCCGTGGCCTGACATATCCCTTTGTGAAAATGATTCTCTAACCGATATATATTTAAACTTTCCTAAATTCTCGGCTGACGGCATATTCTGGAAAGATGTATTGACCAAAACACTGGGATAGCACCCGGCTATCTTTATTAGTTCCTCATACTTTCCGTCATGGATTGAACCTTCCCCATTGACTACAACCAGGTTAGCCGTTTCCAGCGAGTGACGATCTCTCGCCCAGTGAACGCCAACAGGGATAGTACCTGTTATCCTTACGCCCCTTTGTTTGAATACATCCCGAAATACATCCATCACCAGCTTACAGCCAAAGTGATTATTCGACGAAGTGTCGTTAACAATGGCGACCTTCATCGCGTTATGTATAGTAATGAAACAAATTCCTTATCCTCAGCCCATACAACGGTATAACCCAATTCAACGAATAGGCTGGCCCACCAGTCATGCGGTTTAACGGTTAGGTGCAGATTGACTTTAATCAAATCTCCCCACATATCATCCAGTAAAGATATCTGGAAAAATACCTCTTCCGCCGATTCCATAATATTGCCAATGACTTTTGGAACGTCTTCTGTCGGGATGTGCTCCATAACATCAGTGCAAAACCCATACTTTCCCTGAATGGGTATTTTTTTGGTTAGATCGCACTCGAAGAATTGAAAGTCCAGCGCCTCCTTGATTCTACCGTTAGGTGCGAAATCAATTAATACCGGCTCCAACCCGTGTTTTTTGAGCTGTATCGACCCCTTTCCTGTCCCGCAACCAAAGTCAATAACCTTGCCCTCGGGCTTAAAGTTATCAACATAGAATTGGGCTATCTTCTCCCCTGGCGATACCTGCTTATATTCGTCAAATTCCCATATTAAATGGTATTTCTCAACCTCGGAGAGCTCCGCTGCGGGCGTGTGGTGCATGTGTTGGATAAGCCCATCGCCGTATAAATTAAGACCGCATCCGCCCTCTTTTAGTAGCGTGGCGAATTTAACAAATTCTCCTGCCTGCTCGTATATCCCCATTGGGACGACGAAAGTTCGCCCACCCCATTGTCTCTCCATTAGGGGTTCGCCGTTATTCATTTCCTGGGGGTAGGCGTGTGAATCACTCCCTTGGCAGGAGCCGTCATACCCAAAACAGTGCATTTCTCTATAGCCTTGTGTGTAGGCAACGCATAAACCAATTATACCGACACTACAAGCGCACCCAACTAATACGTATCCTCCTGCTTTGACCCTTTCTTCTGGTAAATAATCCTCGGTCTCAACACGGTCAGAGTGCCATATTGTCAATCGCTCTGCCGATTCCAGTGTCCTGGGGTGGCATTGGGAAGAAAAAAGATGCCTGCCCGCGCTGGGGTCTACCAGGTCCGAAGTGCGTTCTTTAGAATCAAATATAACTTGATAGTCAACCCTTATCCCGTTTCGATGCGCCCAGCTAGACGCGCCGTTCATCGCGAAGACATCGGCGCCCTCGCGTTGTAATTTTTGTATGTCCTTTACATGATCTTTGACAGACGGCCCGCCCGCTATTAGTACAGCAGGGGTATTGTGCGCGTCTACCGCTTGCAACCAATCCGTGTAAACAATTGAGTTTTGTTCAATATTGCGGTGTATTTCCTCATCAGGCGTGTTGCTTATCAACATCATATTCAAACCCAATTGATCGGACGCGTCTGGATTTTGATAAGAAAAAGGCAATATTTTATGTCCCATAACTGGCTCCGTGAGAGTGTTATAAAAAGGGGGCCGTTTCCAGCCCCCTCCTGAGGTTAACCCTCGTCCTGACTTCCCGTTTCATTCGGGCGGTTCAACATGAGCCGCACGGACGTAACAGTTGTCGTGGCAGAGGCAAGATAGGCTACACTAGCCCCATCAAGATTCAACCCGGTAACAACTACAATAGCCTTACCCGCGGTTGTGCCAACATCGGCACCAGCTACCAACGAAACAGAGGCGGACTTAAATGCCACCGCTTCTCCGCTGATCTGATACCAGCCGTACTCATTTGCTACGCAAGCCGACATGGCTACCGCAACAGGTTTGCCGCTCAAAAGAGAGGCCGTACTAAGGGCTGATTGAAAGCTCACGTTATAGGTCACAATAGAACCCACAACGGTACTTGCAACGCCCTTCAGGTAAATAAATTCACCCT